TTAAAAAGTAGTGGTGATAAAGCTATTGCTCTTGAAGTTTCAGACCAACATTCATCCGTAAACTTTATGTTGTCGGATAAATCAGTTATCAATCAACCACCAGCTCTAAAAGAACTTCCTGATTTTCAAGTGAAGATTAAAGTAGACACTCAGTTTATTTTGAGATTTATTAGTGGTAAATCAGCATTAAGTGATACCGACACTTTTACGGTTATCTCTAATGATAATGGAGTTGAAGTTATAATAGGTTATGCTTCAATAAATACAAATCGTGTTACGATTCCTGTTCAAACAGAAGTTACGAGTAGTATTAAGAATGTATCCTTTAACGCAAATCTTTTTAAGGATGTGTTAGTGGCGAATAAGGAATGTGAAAGTGCAACACTTGAAGTAAGTGAACAAGGATTAGCTCGTATCAATTTTAAAGTTGATGACTATGATGTTACTTACTACTTAGTAGCTGTCCAAGACGTTGATTAACTTTGACAACTTTCCAACCTTTTCAGAGGAACATTTTCACGATTGGGTAAATCAGCTTACACCGATTGAAGAATACAAGGGTTACTTGGTTAAACGAGATGACCTTTTCAATCTCGGTGGAGTAAGTGGTGGTAAGGTAAGACAATGTGCTAAACTCGTCTATGACAATTTAGATTACATTAAAAACGATTGTAATGGTGGGATATTAACAGCAGCAGGTATCCCATCTCCACAATCTTGTATTACTGCCGCAGTGGCTAAATACTTTGGATTAAAATGCTTGGTAACGATACCATATTATCCTGACCACATAAGAGATAGTTATAGAATAAATTCATCACTATCTCAAAAATTTGGTGCTAAGGTATATGGTGTAGGTAATCCAAACATATCAGGTCCTGAACTTGATGCTAAAAAACTCGTTGGTGAGACAGGTTATTTTCAAATTAAATTTGGAATGAATGGGTTTGAGGTTATGAAAACTGTTGCACAGCAGGTTGAAAATGTACCAAATAGTGTTGAAACGATAGTTGGTATTGCTGGTAGCGGATTATCAATGTTAGGTGCCTCTATGGGATGTAAGATATTCAATAAGAATGTTAAGACGATACATCCTGTAGCACTTAGTGATTATGTTCATAAGAATAGAAAGGCATCATACGATAGGTTACCTGATAAATATAAATTTGATGGTGATTTTTCAGTAGTTCAATCTAACTATCCCTATCAATATAAGTTGAAACTTGAAGAATCATTACCACTCGACCAAACATACGAAGCAAAGGCTTGGGATTGGATGGTAAAGAATATAGAACCATCTAAAAAGGTATTGTTTTGGGACGTTGGTATCAAGGAATATGAATTAGATTATATCGAACCTATTAAATGGTATAAATCAGAATACGAAACTATAATTGATAGAGAAATGAGAAGAAAACATGAGCAAGTCAAACACGACTTTTTCTAAAGCCTGGCTAGAAAAGAAAATAATGTGTGGTTTATGTAACTTCGGTTGTTGTAACCACAATTCTTTTCATGTTGAAATTACAGAAGAAGAACAAGAAAAATATCAAAAGAAGTTTGGGTTAGACTTAGAGTTGGAATGGCAACAAAATGGTTGTTGTGATTTACTAAGTAAAGATGGAAGTGGATGTAGTTTAGGTGATGATAGACCTGTGTTTTGTAAGATGTATCCATTAGAACCAAACAAGTCAAATCGTATAATTCTTGGTAATTGGTCTTTCTTACATTGTCCAAAACCACAAGATTATGAATTGGATAGAATCGAGGATGGTAAGTATTATTACAAACTGATTAAACCACACAAGAACAAAAGAGATGAGTTGGTATTAGAAGATGATATACAAAATGTTGTCAAAGAGATTTGGAGACAATCTAAGGAGTCACTTGTCGATACCTATGGAGAGGAATTTTACGAAAAGATAAAAATAGAAATGAAACAAACAATTAAACACGGATTCTTTTAATGTATATAGATTACTTTGATAAATTTTACAATATGAAACCCTATCTCGAAATAGAAGATAAAGATTGGGAATACATAAAAGAGACATTTGATAAACAAGATGTTAAAGAAAGTCTTGCCACGGTAGCAATGACCTATCCACTTCCTTATCCAGATTTGACCGAAAAGAGAGCATATAGAGATTTCCAAAAACTCAAGGGTATGAAATGGAATGAAATTATGGTAGAGGGTGAGTGGTATGCTAGGGAAGGAACAGAATATACCTATAATTTAAATTATGATAAAAAACAATTATATTTTAGAAGATTAAATGCTGGTAATGAGGCAAGTAACTACTTTCAGATAGAAAACAGATGGTCGGTAGATGGTTCAGTAAGTCCTGGACCTAAACGAACTTGGGAAAATCATAAGTTTATGACTACACTTATGGGAAGTGCATACTCATTAAAAATGCCTAAGATTACCAAGAATATATTGAGAACTATGATTGGATTGAGAAAGTATATTTGTTCTCAATTTAAACCAAATGTGGCAAAGATAATTTATGATATGTTTGAATCAGAGAACATATTAGACTTTTCGATGGGGTGGGGTGATAGGTTGGCTGGATTCTACGCAAGTGAACATGGTAAACACTATGTTGGTTTAGATCCAAGGAAGGAGAATCACCCTATCTACAAGGAACAATCAGAGTTCTATGAAAAACATTTAGGATTCTTTGAACATGATAGAAAGTCTGAATTTCATTGTAGTCCAGCTGAGGATTTTGATTTCACCCAATATAAAGATTATTTTAATTTAGTTTTTACAAGTCCACCATATTTTAGTGTTGAAAGATATAGTTACGATGATACACAAAGTTGGGTTAGATATAAAGATATAAATGAATGGAATTCAGAATTTTTACATAAAACTTTAGCAAATTTATGGGATTCTATAAAAGTTGGTGGATATTTATTGGTGAATATATCAGATGTCTATACAAATTCAAAATGGTCAACCGATAGGGGTTGGTTGGAGATTTGTAATCCTATGAATGATTACTTATCCAAGTTAGGGGAGTATCAAGGATGTATTGGAATGGAATTAGCCAAACGACCTAATAGTGGTGGAGCAGGAACTGCTAAAAGTTACGAGGGTTCAGTATGGACAGAAAAATCATTAGAAAATAAACAAGATAAGAAATTTTGTGAACCTATTTGGATATGGAGAAAAAATTGAATACAGAACACACTTTATGGGTAGAAAAATATAGGCCTAGCAACCTTGACACTTACATTGGTAACGACCAACTAAAAAGTAAAGTCAAGGTTTATTTGGAGAGTGGCGACTTACCACATCTTTTACTATTTGGAAAGGCCGGCACAGGTAAGACCACTCTCGCAAAACTACTCTATAATAATATAGATTGTGACCATCTATACATTAACGCATCTGATGTAAGAAGAGTCGATGATTTGATACCGAAGGTTAGAAATTTTGCCTCAACGATAGGATTTCAAGATATGAAAATTATTATCTTAGATGAGGTTGATTTTATAAGTCCACACTCTCAAGCCGCACTTCGTAATCTAATGGAAACATTTAGTAAACATTGTAGGTTCATCTTGACTTGTAATTTTGTCGAGAGGATTATCGACCCGATACAATCTCGATGTCAGGCATTTCAAGTAATTCCACCGAATAAAAATGATGTAGCAAAACATTTACATAACATCTTGACCAATGAGAGTATAAAATATGAAATGGAAGATTTAAAGATGTTGGTCAATAGTGGTTATCCTGATATAAGACGAGTTATCAATGGTGCACAACGACAATCTGTTGGTGGTAAGTTATCGATTGATAAACAGAGTATGGTGGAGAACGATTACAAGTTAAAATTATTGAAGATTTTAGAAATCCAAGATAAGAAAAATGCCTTCAATAATATTCGTAAGTTGATGGCAGATGCAAAAGTTACGGATTTTGCAGATTTATTTCGTCTTTTGTATGATGAAGTAGATAGTTATGGTAAAGGAAATATAGCACCTTGTATTTTAGTAATAGCAAAATACGAGTTAAGTGATGCTCAAGTTGTTGATAAAGAAATCAATGCTATGGCAATGATAATAGAATTGTTACAAATAATAAAATAAAGGAGTCGTAATGTATTACGAAGTTCAGGTTGTATTCATAGAAGAGATACAGACTAAAAATGGTGTCAGAGAAAAGAAGGTTCGTGAAAACTACTTAGTTGAATGTGATGCCGTAAGTGTTGCAGAAGCCAAAGTATTAGAATATCTAAAAGATGCTGCATTTACTTATAATGTTGTGGTAGTTAAAGAATCAAAAATTGTAGAGGTCATTGAATTGGAGACTAAATTATAATGGAAGAACGACATTGGGGTGAAAAGAAGCAGTCTCAAAAGAAGTTAGTAACAAGTGGAAATTCTACCGAAAAACATATTTCTGTCCAAGAAAACAAAATATATTATTATTCAAGTGTAAACCGAGATAGTGCAGTAGAACTCAACAAAAAGATTGCAGAATTAGAATCTAAGAGTTTATCCTTATCAAATAGTTTGGAAATCGATCCTCCTCCTGTAAAGATAATGATAAATTCAGGTGGTGGTTCTATCGTAGCTGGTATATCATCTATGGATACCATAATAAGAAGTAAAGTTCCAATTCATACTTATGTAGATGGATTTGCGGCAAGTGCAGCAACATTCCTATCGGTAGTTGGAACTCACAGACTTATGAGTAGAAATTCTTATATGTTAATACATCAATTATCTACCGGTTTTTGGGGAACTTATGCTAACTTTGAAGATGAAAAACAGAATCTTGATTTAATGATGAAAACTATCAAAGATGTGTATAAGAAGTATACTAAAGTTCCAATGAAACAACTTGATGGAATATTAAAACACGATTTATTATGGGATGCCCAAAAATGTTTAGATATGGGAATGATTGACCAAATAATATAAAAGGAGATAAAAATGGCTAAAAGAAAATTCCGACCACAGCCTGGCCAACAGGCACCACCACAATCACAAGTTAAAGTGGATTTAACACAAGCGGAAACAATGAATTGTGAACATTGTGGTAATTACATCTTTATGAAGGCAACAGTTATAAAAAGATTATCGGCTATAGTTTCACCGACAGGACAAGAAGCTATGATACCGATAGAAGTTTTTAGTTGTGGTAATTGTGGAAAAGTTCCAACGAGTATTCTTCGTGATACAGGAATTGGATTAGATAATGAACCAACTAAAACACCGTTAACTGATTTAATGTAATGGTTAAGTGCTTAACACCTGAAGTAAAGTGGTATGAAAGAAATTTACCACCAAGTGTTATTAAGTATAAAATTAGTGATGACAAATTGATGAAATCCTTGATGGAGATTGTCGATAATGATGGTGATAAAATGAATCATAGAACTAACTTGTTTTGTGCGATGAGTGGGTATAAATCTCACATTTATTCTCAATACAAAGAAAGATATGATGCTGTTTTAGATATAATAAATTCTATTTTAGATGAACAGAATTTTAATTTATCAGTTAATGATATTTGGGTTGCTAAATATGAGAGTGGAGAATATGCAAGAAAACATGCACATGCTCCATCAAATTGGTCTTTTTGTCTTTATTTAAATGAGGGTGATGGATTTCCACCATTAGAAATAGAAGATTGTGAAAATGTAAATCCTGAAAAAGGACTTTTAGTTTTCTTTCCTGGCACTATAAATCATGAGGTAAAATCGAAAGAATTTGAAGGTTCAAGATATGTTTGTGCAGGAAATATTAATCCAAAGAATCATGTGAAAACCATTAGGGTAGGAGCAGTTATTAATGTATAAGATAGTACCTAATCACATCGGCCCATTAGTGTATATGGATGATGATAATTTTTTATTGGATGATATTTTATCTAAAGAAAATTATATGGAAGATGATGTATTTAATGAAATAATAGAGCATCATTTGAAAATATTTACAAAGAACACCATGAAGATTGGATGGATGGAAAAACCCAATCAACCAAAATCAACACCAAAAAATATTTGGTATAAGTTTGATAAAAAAGACTACAACACAAAAATTTACTACTATGGTGAATATGGTAAGTATGATAAATTACAATTGGATATTATGTATAATTCAGATGGATTTTTCCAAAGAGAATTATTGAGAATTGAAAAACCAGAACCAAAAATGCTTATGATACTTGATAAATGTTTTGATGTTAATACTAAACCAACACATCAATGGACTTTAAATGTAGACCATCGACAAAAAGAAGGTTACAAGGAAATATTGCTAGGAGAATAAAATGCAGATGATTAGAAATCAGTTAGGTATGAGAACACTTACCCAAGAGTTAAAGGAAAATTTACCATTTTCAATCGAGGGTGCCTTTACAACATTTGAGATAAAAAGACTTCAAGAGTTATTGAAGTTGATGGAAGATAATCCTGAACATCAGGCCTTAACATCCGGTGATTCACAGTATGGAGGAGTTAGAACTGAATCATCAGAAAGAGTTGCATACGAAACGATGATTCCACCTCTAAATGAATTCAATTGGTATTATGATAAGTTAGAAGATTTGGTATACAAGGTCAACGAGTCCGTTTATAAATTTAATCTAACAATGATAGCAGAACCATCAATATATTTGAGGTATGATGGTGATGAACAAGGAAAATACGATCCACATATGGATATAGGTTCTACTTATCCTACATCATTGAGAAAATTATCCACCACTATAATTCTCAACGATGATTACGAAGGTGGTGATTTGATTTTTAATGGTCTTGGATTAGAATCGGAAGATGGTAAACAAAACTCAATGTATCCAAAGACACCTGGCACTATAATCTTTTTTCCATCATACCTTGTTCATGGAGTTACACCCGTAACCAAAGGAACACGATATGCTATTGTTACTTGGATTCATGGCCCCTCTTTTGTTTAACAAAAGTTTTTAAAGTATCTATTTATAAGTATGAAAGATTTATTTGATAAATTAGTATATAAGAGGGTTGTAGACAATTTCATAGACCAAATTCAGTATCATTTTTTTACTGGTAATGTTCCTCTCAAACGAAATGAAGCTTTGCTATTTTGTTGGGACATCATACCCAAGAATTATGAACCAAATATATTAGAGGTAAATACCAATACTGCGGTTGATGATGATTTAGTCGAGTGGTTTGATTTTAACCCAATAGTCTCTGCCCTTGAAAGGTGGCAATATGATAATGTGATTGTATTGGTGGAAGATGGTGAATACGATAATATCCTTGAGGGGAAGTGGTATCAAAGCTTACAGGCAACCTGTAGTAAGATAAATAAGAAAGTTTCTATTCAATCTTGTAATGCCCTTGATGATATTTGGGATTTTAAATATAATAAACAGAAAGATTTTATATTAAGAATAGCATGGGATAAAACTTGTCTTATAGATAAATTTGCAGCTAGTAAATTGGCGTTAAAAAAGTTTATGAGTGAACAGAATGTTTCAACTCCAAAATGGTCTGTTGATAATTCCATATATGAAAAGAACAAACTTTTTGTTTTTAAGAAATCCAACATAGATAAAAAAAATGGTATATCGATTAAAAAGTTCAATTCTAAAAAAGAATTTACTAAACACCTTTCTGAATTTGATTATGTAGAAGAATTTATCGAAAGTGATGTTGATTATCAATCAGGATTTAATGTTGAGATTAAACACTATTCCTTATATTTCAAAAATGACTTCTACAACATGACACCAAATATTTATAGCCAACTATATGATTATCACCAAAAAGACAATACATTGTTTCCTAATCGTATAGGTCATTCAAATTTACTTTATAAAGATGATATTGGTAAAGATTTTGTAAATTCCAATGTTCACATACAATCACCATTTCATTACAAGTATATCAGAATCAATGGTGAGTTTGATTTCTCACATTCCGCATCAATATTGGTTTATCAATTCAAAAGGGGTGATTTTAAACCAGCACATTTAATCGAAGTCGGTGATGTGTTGTTGAGAAATAATGAAAAGGTAGAAGTAAAATCCGTTGATGTGATTTCAGAGAAAACAAGAGTAAAGGCTATACAGATTGAGGATAATGTAATTGAACACAATGGTTTTCAAATACAGGCAAAACACGAAAATTTTATAAGTGGTGTTGATAGTATAATTGTCAATCCAATTAAAGGACAAGAAGTTTTAAGTTCTGATGAAGAAGAATTAGTATCAGCAATAATGTCTAAGGCAAAAGATGCTGAGATGCCAGAAAGGGTGGTAGAGATAACATTTGAATGTAGTGGAACATTTTTTACAAGTGAATTCTTATTTGAAAAACCACTCAAGGTGATAAACTCAATGGACTACGATATCCGCATGGATAGAACTGATGGTAGAGAGAAGTTTGGAACTCATAATACAGCAGGAGTTGAAAAGAAAAAACCTACCTTTGGTTGGGCATCATACAATCCTAAACTCACTTATGAATTAAAACATATGTCGGTGATGAAGTTACGACCTGGTATGGTATGTTTAACCCCAAAACCTAAACACTTCAAAAGAGTTCAAGGTTTATATGGTGGATTTGTTCCTTGTAAGGTGGTGAGTATGAAAGAAGTTACTGGTAAAAAATCACATTGGGACATATACGAAATACTACCAACAGAAAATTATTTTATGAATCGGTTAAAGGTTCACAACGGGCCAGCAAAATATTCACTTACAAATGGTCCTGATATGATTGGTCATTGGGATATAGGACATCCAAGTAGTTTTAGCACACCTGACGATACTATATTTGATTTGACATCGAGATTGAATGCCGATATGACTTTACATAGTCCAGGTCAAAGTCCAAATTCAACAACTAACTTTAGTGCTACAAACCATCCTGGTATTGGTCTTGCATTAGGTGCAAATAATCCTGAATTTAGAGCATTAGATTTTCCATCAAGTCAAAAAGGTGCAAGATTTGCCAAACAACCAAGTAATCCCTATCACACCCAAACCCTATTTAACACTCAAGTTCCCACAACTATAGTGTGGGCAAATGCTCTTGCACCACTTGCAACCATCGGTAACGACACATGGCCAACACCAGCAGGTGCACCAAACAGTCCTGCAAATCGTAGGTTTTCAGGTCAAAATCCAGGAACTAACTTTGATATGAAACTAACCGATGGTGGAAATGAACCACAATCACGATGGGCAATTTATAGTGGTAATGGGTGGGTATCCGTTCCAACATCATTTTTATTTACCAATCCAACTGCCGAGAAAGCATTTGGAAGGGCAGTTCCTGGACCTAAAACTAATGTAGATTACCTTTATCAAAAGATGGACTTTACTGCGGTTCTGATTGACCAAAGTTCACCGCATTATCGTATCTTCGGTAAATTCAATCAACCAAGTGCACTTGCTGCCGCTGGATTTCAAGGGGATTATACCGTTCCAACTCCAGGTTCTAATCCAAGAAGTCCTAGCAATAGTATGGCATTTGGTGGTAATGCGTATCCAACTCCAACTCAAAACGAAGGAGCATTCGCATGGTCTCATGTTGTCATATATGATGCAGTTTTACAATGGCAGGAAATAGCTGCTCAATGTGGTCAAATTGTGGCTGGGTATCCAAACTCTCGTTATTATTTTAGAACCCTTGATCCGGGTTTTGATGGTGATGGTACTTATCCAGTTGGTAGTGGAGGTCCTTAATATATGGCTAAAACTTTACATATTGGTGGGTGGATTCTAATGAATACCGCATCACTTCACGAAGATGGGAGTGTGGTGGATGACGACCATGAACTATATGGTTACGGAACAACTGTTAGTGGTGGGTTATCCATACCTCACATCACTATGATTTCAACAATTGACCAAAAACCAGCCATTCAGGCACCAGCAATCAATTACACATTTGACGATTTAACAGATGTTACGGGCAGTTGGAATTATTATTCTGCATCATTATCAGGTGGATTACAGACAGAACTAATAAATTCATCCAATATAAGTCAATCCCATTTTGGAGAGGTGTATTCCTTGAGAATTCAAGATACCGAGCCAACTCATTCCGATGATGAAGATTACGATGTTGGGGGTTACTATAAGTTTCGTGATTTTCAAGATGGGGCATTGGTAGAAAGTTATTTAATACCTGTTACACAATCTGAAGGTCCTTATTCAATACCTCCTTGGAGTTAAAATGTTTAATAAAAATGGTTATAAAGTAGTAAAAAATGTTATTGATAAACCAACACTTGATTTAATATACGAGTATTATAAATTAAAGGTGGAGAATAACGAGTTCGAATTAGATACCGGACAAGTAAACGGAACAATAACGATGTATGGTGATACATTAGGAGATGCCTTATTGAGGTGGACTCTATCATATGCTGAAGATGTTGTTGGTGAAAAACTCTATCCTTGTTATACATTTATGAGAATTTATCATAATAAAGATGTGCTTGAACCACATTGTGATAGACCATCTTGTGAATTTAGTGCAACACTACCGATACAATTTGATAAAAAATGGCCCATAATGATGAGAAAACATGACTTTGAAAAGTATGGTCAAGATTATTGGACTCCCGCTACAGAAACAGAACCAGATAATTCTAACTTAGATGAAATCACATCGGTATCACTAAATCGAGGTGATATATTATTTTATGAAGGAACTAAAATGAATCATTGGAGAGAACCATTTAGGGGAAATGAATGTGTACAATTATTTATACATTATGTAAGAAAGAATGGTGAATACTCAGATTTTAAATATGATAGAAGAAAAAATCTTGGGTTACCGAGTGTGGGTGAAAATACCATAGAAGATGCAAGGAAAAAATACTTAGAATCATTTTTCGATGATTAAATTTAAGAGAGGTTTAGATAATTATCAATTTTATTCAACACCAAATCAAGTATCTTATTGGAAAGAAATAGATGAAGATAAACTTCAAACTGCAATAGACCTATTTCAAGAGGAATTAAATTGGGATAAGATGTGGAGTGTAGAAGATGCCAAACAGAGGTTAGATGATGGTTGGTTATTTTCGGTTCTTGAGATAGAAAACAAACTTAGAGGTTGGTATTGGTTAAATTACAAAACCAAAGAAGGGTTAAATCTATATGTCCATAAGGATTGTAGAGGTTATGGATATGGGTTTGGAATGATTAGTTATATTATTACTGCAGCAAAATTAAGACAATTAGATTACGTGTGGGCACAGGTAGACGAGTGGAACACTGCCAGTCAAAAATTATTCTTAAAGTGTGGATTTATAAATGAATAAGTTTATGTTGTTATCCATGAAAAGGACAGGCTCAAATCATCTACTCAATTCACTTCAAATTGCATCTAAACGAAAGATGGTGTGGTTTGATGCACAACCTAATACTTGGAAAGAATTCAATTTACCATTTTCAAAAAATATTTGGGATTACAATTCAACTTGGTGTTTGGATGAGTTATTTGACCAATATAGTGGCTGTAAGATAAATTGGGACGAACCGATGTTCTATAGTATAATAGATGAATTATTAGAATATCCAATTCAAAAGATTTTATTACATAGAGAAAACATTTGGGAGAAGGTTATATCGGAAGAACTTGCAATACAAACTAACCATTGGGTTGCACCTATTGGTAGACACCGTGTGTATAAGGAAGGACATAAATTTGACGCGATAGATGTCGATATCGTAAAACAAAAAATAGACGATATAAGAGATAAGATGGAATATTTTCTAAATTTTATAGATGATGATTTTATAGTTTATAGTTACGAGGATTTATATTCAAGAAATAATTATACCGATAAACATAGAGAGAATTTTAAAAATTTATTGAGTAAATTGGATATTAAAGTTGATGAGAAAACTTTTAATAGTATCATAGGTGATTTAATGTGCAAAGAAAAATGTTATAAGACAGATAAAACTTATAATTATATAGAGAATATTTCAGAATTAAAAGAATTACAATGAAAAAAATTCATGAAAATTTAGAGATATATGAAAAATTAAATTTTTTAGATTTAAACGAATATGATACTCTAAGTGTGAAAGAATCGTTATCTAATCAATATAATAGTTGGGCAGAGAAAACATCAGAGTCTTATAATTTTCCAATAAAACTTGAACATCTACTTATTAAAGATTTGGTAAAAGAGTTTACCAAAGTTTTGAGTGGTATGGGTAAAAAAATAAAGAAAATAGAAGAGCTTTACTTAATGTCAAATAATGAAGATTATTGTCCTATAAATTGGCACAACCACATTCAAAGTGCTGATATAGTTGGAGTTTACTATCTAAGTGTTCCAAAGTCTATGAAGGGTGGTAATATATCATTTAAAGATGGTAAGGATAATCTTGATATGAGACCTAAAGAAAACTCACTTTTGATTTTTCCTAACTGGTTATTACATACAACAAATTACATCGAAGGTAAAAATTATAGAATATCAATAAACATGGAGGCAATGTATGAATAAGATATTAATAATGATATTGATGATGTTTACAATGGTATCATCTCAAACAGCAACAATCAAAAATAGTATAATTGGATATACCACAATTAGTGAGAAATATGATTCAGAAGGTAGTGATGATAGAAATGGTGATGAATATGAATCTACTATTTCTTTTGAAAAACCATATGTTTGGTCATTCATTAAAAGTGATGATTCAAAATGGGGAATATCTATGTTCTTGGATGCACCTTGGGCAAGAGGTAGTGTTTATGTTGAGGAGTTATTCTATAAACCATATAGTGATAAGTTCACGGTTGTTTTGGGTAGGCAACCAATTCCATTTGGTTCTAATGTTCCATATTTGGATTTAACAAGAGGTGATAAATTTACCTATCAAACACCAACACCTAACGATGTTGGTTTGTTACATTTCGGAGATGGTGTTAGTGTTTATGGTGGAGTTGGTAATTGGTTCATCGAAACCTATTACGGAAGCGATATAGAAAATGGATTCGAGGAATACACAGCAGGTCGTGTGAGTTACGAGTTTGGTGACCACTTTGTTGGTGTATCACTTGATGACCAAAACAGACAGGCACTTGATGTAAGTGGATATAGTGAGTTTGTAGATTATGTTACAGAATTTAGAGAAGATTATCAATGGGGAAGAGCCGTTGTTAGATTACCTTATATGTTCCATTTACAAGGTTTAGGATTAATCGTAGGTTTAGAAAGAACCGAAGATGAAACACAGACACTATATGGAGTAACTTGGAGTTACGGAGAAAATCGTTTTCTCTCTACCGAATTAAGTGGTGATGGTGATTTAAAGGTTAAGCTGTATTATGGTTTTAACTTAAATATAGGAAACGAAAATGACTAAATTTTTAAAAGGATTTTTAGCAATAACAGCTGCAGTATTCGCTTGGTCAACCCTTGAGGTTACTGGTAGTTTTATATTCGCTGAAGGAGCAGGACCTGTATCGGTATTATCGGTTAGGTTTCTAATCGCTACAATATTGTTTGGTGGGGTAATGTTATTCAAGAAACAAACAACAGGTGAAAATCTGTTCATTGTGGAAAAAGAAGATAGGAAGAAGTTTTTATTAAATGGTATAATATTGGCAGCTCATTTGTTAGTGTATTGGTTCGCTTGGGAACTACTCGACCCGAACCTACCTGTGATTTACGCAATATTCTATATGTATCCATTTGTGTTATGTTTGATTTCCATATTTTACTATGGGGAGAAATTCAGTAATAATCGAAAGCTTGCATTAGGATTCGGAACACTTGGTTGTATGTTTGCAATCGAGTTGATACCAACATTCTCACTTGAAGGTCTAAACACTAAAGGTGTGTTATTAGATGTTGCAGCCTTATTTACTTGGGTAGCATACTTATTAGTAGGACAAGACATTATGAGAAAGTATAAACCACTTACGATTGTGTTTTATGATTTTTTGAGTGTGTTTGTGTATGTTTCATTATTTCAATCACCAATGACAACACTTTCAGAGGTAACATTTAATGGTCTGTTAGCAATCACTTACATTTCAGTAGTTGCAAGTTTTATAGCTTACATTTGTTATTGGATAGCAGTAAAGAATATCGGAGCTACAAATACAGGTTTAGTTGAATTGGGAACACCAATTTTTGGAGTGACACTTGGTTACTTTTTTCTATCCATGTCACCATCCTTGTGGCAGATAGTTGGACTCGTAATGATTTCAAGTGGATTATTCTTAGTCTATAAGGAAAAACAAGTAGTGTATGACCAATAAGAACTTTGTTATAGATTGGTACGAAAACCATATATGGGCCCGTCCTTGGCCATCGACAATATGTGATGGAGTTGGTTGCATTGCAATTAGGGATATCCCAAAAGGTACGAGTGTGTATGATAAATGTGATAGGAGTATTCGAGTATGGGTGGATTGGAAAGATGTTTCACATTTCCCTCAAGGTCTCATCCAATGTGTTTATGATTCACAAATCTCTGTTGGGACAAAACCTAATGAAAAGGACTTTACTTGGAAAGAAGAATATGGTAAATTATGGATGTATACTACTGAGGGTTTAAATTGGCAATCAAATTGGTTCTTCCAAAATCATTCAGATACTCCTAATCTCGATGTTGAAGTAGTTGGTAGTAGAGACTTCAAATATTTCACTAATCGTGATATCAAAAAAGGTGAAGAATTATTTGAAGATTATACTGATTATGGAGACTGGAATGGAAAATCAAGTTAGGTATGTTGATTTAGGTTTAGTATCAAAAGAAATATATACTGGTATTTGGGAATATCAGCATGTAATAGATATTCAAGAACCAACTATATTACAATGGTCAATGGAAAAGGAATCGGTATCATTTAGTGGAATACACCCTACCGATTTAACACATATATTTGAACATTTGGAAGATAAGATAAGAATTTGGGACGCTCCGATATTAATTAGTGATAATTGGAAAACCGAAGTAAACGACAATATAGCATTTTACCTCGAAGGACCTTCAATTACAAATATTTTATTTTTCAGTAAACTTGATTCTGAGGACACTTATGACTTATGTAAAGAATCTGTAAATGATGAATGTTCTAAATATAATATAGAAGTTAAGAAAAATAATAGAAATGATTTACTATTTTATCTTGATGGACAATGGAAGAAATTTTCCGGCACAGGTAGAGTATCAGTATTCGATTGGAACGAAGTGTGTCTCAGTATTAACTACAAGGTAAGCACAGAATTGGGAAATAAGATTAGAAAGTGGGATGATAAAAAAGTATTAAAGTCAGTATATCCGTACGAAGGTGATGACTTACAGAAACATATAGAAAAATTTGGTGGTGATTTATCAAATATAATTGGTGGTGTGTGGGAAGTAAATCCTATGATAAATCAAGATAAATTAAATTCTAAATTTGTAAAAAACATCACTAATAAATTAAACCTCGAAATAAAAAGTGATAGTCTAACATCTGATGAGTTACGTGCAATACAAAGTCGTGGAGTGGCCAGGCTGTCAAATGATGATTGGATACACAAAGGAATAGATCAATTTATTCTTTAATTTGAAAATCTACATAACTATTTACTTATATGAAACAAAAAACTAAAATAGAAAAACCAAAATACAAAACACTATTTGAACACATCAATCACATTACTGCAACTCAAAATAAAAATTATTGGGATGATTTAAACGATGGTGATAGAAAAAGTTGGTCAAACTATATGGTGCATAGATTCTTATCTATGAAGCCAGAATGGATTGGGTTGGTAAACGACTTTCAATCTTTAAATCTAAAACCACGAGAGTTGTATAAGTTGTATATAGACATATTACCTAAAAAGAAACAATGGTTAAAATATATTGGAGGAAAAAAGGTTATGAAACACGAAGAATGGGTTGTTGAAATTATTACAAAGTATCACGAAGTTAGTATCAAAGAGGCTAACGAATACTTAGAAATTTATTATAGTACCGAACAAGGTAAGGCTGATTTAAAGTCCATATTACAAAAATATGGAATCGAACCAAAACAGATAAAGAAACTTAAACTACCTTAATGTCACGAGTAAACTATGAGACTCTCGGTAAGTTCATCGATGTAGATGAGAAAGACTTGGAGTTTGAAAGGGTTACTAATTCAATAGATGTGGTAGATATAGAATATGGTGTAGAGGTCATATTTGATTACTATCGTAGGCATGGATTCCCTCACTATACAATTCGTGAAGATGAAAAACACGACCACTTGAAGAAACTGAAAAAGTTTGATGTTGATACAATATTCAAAGATAATCAGATTATTCAAACTATGCACGGTTTGAGATTGTGTTGGACTTTCTTCCCACATTTTTGGGAAGTGGTGTGTGGTAGTGCTAAGAAATCACCTATGGATGTATTTCACGATGATAAGATGTTTAAATCAACAATCCGTAAATGTTGGAATTGGGAACAAAAACACTACAAGGGTGAGGACCCAAATGGGGAGAGAAATGTATTTCACGAAAACCGATTAAGACAATCCATAAAGATTTATAGTGGAACTCAATCCGTGAGTAATTTCAGACCTACGGCAGCAAAATTAATATATGAAAAGTTTGGTGGTGATGGAGTCATCCGAGATATGAGTTGTGGTTGGGGTGGTAGATTACTTGGATTTTTATCTGCAAAAAATACCAAACATTATATAGGTACAGAACCATCTACGAGAACTTATGAAGGTTTGTTGCGGATGAGCAAAGAATTTGATTATATTAAGAAAAAAGTAGATATATATAAACAAGGAAGTGAGGATTTCGTTCCTAAAAAAGAATCAATCGATTTATGTTTTACCTCACCACCTTATTTCGATACTGAGAAATACTCAGATGAGGAAACTCAAAGTTATATCAAATTTCCATCCAATGATGAATGGGTAAATGGATTTTTAAAAAAGACCTTAGAAAATTGTTATTATGGTTTAAAACAAAATGGTTATATGTTAATTAATATTGCAAATACACCAAAATATAAGTTTATCGAAGAAGAAACCGTAAGGATTTCCAAAGAGTTGGGTTTTATCCAAGAGGACACCTTAC